GTTAGCCGCGAACGGCGAACCCTGGAAGTAGGTGCGATACTCAGCGGACTGAGTGAGCTGGAAAGCGGTATCAGTGCCCATGACGGCCATGATGTCGGAAGGCTGAACGGCCTCACCGGTGTTTTCCATGATCGTCTCGACGACCTTGTTGAAGCCCTTCTGGATGTTGTTTCCAGAACCAGCGTCCATCTTGCCGCCTGCGACGTTCGTGCAGGTGTCGGTCGTGCCCGTAGGCCAGTTTCCGGTCGTCGTGAGCAGGGTTGCTGCACGGAACGAACGAAGACGCATAGCCTTAGAAGCTGCGATGCGAGCGTGTGCTGCAACGATGTCCCAATCAGCATTGCTGACCGAACGATGCCCCAGGGTGAAGGTAGGAGCATATCGCTCAGTCGTGTAGGTCGTGAACTCGTGATCGACCGTGTTGCCTTCGGGAGCGTCGTTTCCGTCACGCCAGGTGTAATCATCCTTGCTGACGATTCGGCTGGCCTCTTCCTCATCAATCTTGAGGTAGTAGCCGGTGGACTTGGAAACCGGAGTCAGCTTGCAATACTGAGTGACCGGGAACGAGTTGGGTGATCGGGTGAATTCAACCTGAATCTGACCCGTCGCCTCGCTGAATGTTGGGACGAAAGTGTTGCTTCCGCCAGGTGAGACTTCTGCCATTGTGATATTCCTCTAAATGTCTGAAAGGTCAGATTACGAAAGTGCCGGACGAATCTGGCTGGGCTGCCAGAGGATTCGGACGATTGTGCCGGATGCTGCCGATTCGAGGCAGATTCCCGCAGCTTCTTGAACAGTAGTGCCGGACGTAGCCAGGGTGACGCACTTGCCGTCACCATCAGACTTGACCTGAGCGCCACGAGTGATGGAACCACCAGCTTCGACAAGAACCACTGCACCAGGCTGAAGCATGATGCCGTCGCCACTCTCTGCGTGGTTTGCTGAATCGAACTGCTTGGTGTCGCCACCAGCAACGCCGATGCAACGCTCGTTGGCGTCTGCTTCGAGTCCGGTGTTATCGGCGGCTGTGCTGCACTTGACGAGCCGATATGGCCGGATGTCGCCTCCGGCTACAAGATTGGGGGTGGATGCGAAAGGCATATTCAATATCTCCGTTTACCGGCTCAACCGGCCTTGATTTCTTCCTCGAAGACTCGCTGGAACTGATCGGCTCCGAGTCCTTCCTTGGTCATTCGAGCGACCGCGCGATCGCTTGCGTTTTTACGATCAGATGCACTGTATTCGGTCTTGCCGACTACACGGCTCTGGGCCAGGTTGAGACGGCGACCGATGGGGTTGCGCGTCATGGTCTCACGCCAGAACTTGATCTTCTCGTCAGCATTCTTGCTCGACAGAAGCTCGTTCATCATGTGATCGCGATGCTCACGGATTCGGTATCCGTCAGTTTCCATAGCGTCGATGAGCTTCGAGAACTTCGACTTGCGGAGCTTCAGTCCGAGAGCGGTCGCCAGCTTGTGGTAAGCGTTCTTCTTGTCCTGAAGCTTCTTGTACTTCTTGATGAACTTGGCACCGTTCTTGGTTCGACGAATCTTGGAGAACATTTCCTTGTCCTCCTCTTCATCGTCTTCCTCGTACTTCATGCCCATCATGTCCTCGTCTTCTTCGTGGTCATAATGGGCCTCTTCAGCCTCGTCCATGGCGTTCATCTCTTCCTTGTCGTCCATGTCGTGCATGTCTTTCATGGCGTGAGATTCTTCGTCATCGTCACCGTTCATCTGCATCTTGAGTTCCTCAAGATCCTTACGAAGAGTGTCGTTTTCTGCACGAAGCTTGGAGATGAGATCCTTGTCATCGCCATCGTGCTCGATCATCAACCTGTCTTCTTTCTCAGGCATAGCATTTTCCTTCTTTTCGTCGCCAAAAGTAGGCACAAAAGTATTTGACCCACCTGGCGACACCTCAGAGAAGGTCACAGGACGGGTGAACGTAGATTTCTCTCCGGCCTTAGCAAACCGGGTATCTCTCAGGGGACGGGCCGGTGTTTCCCTGCCAAGGAGGGCGACCTCACTCATGTGGCCGTCTTTCCAGATCTCGGCTGATCGGCGTGGGAAACGATTGGAGGCGACATAATCCTGAAAATCATTTCTGGACATGACGACGTCCCCAATGATCCCAGGCCCGCGATAATCCTCACCTGTTTCGGTTCTGATGTGGATGTCCTTGCGACGAATATCGACAATATCGCCCAAAGCCTCTGGCGGAGCGTCATTGCTGTCGTCTTGATGCAACATCACCAGCTTCGGGTTGCTGCCGGCAGACATATGCACCTTGGTTCTTGCGATGATGTTCTCGATCGCTTCATCGTCGAGGTCATCCATGCCAGAATCATCAGCATCAAAACCGGGGATATGGCCTACAAAAAGCTCAAGATCGTGGATCGTGACCTTATCCCCATGCTCTGATACGTGATGACTCGGCTGCATTTCTGCACCGTTTTTGGATTCCATAACGTCGTTCATACTGAATCTTTCGTCATTTGTCATCTTCGTTGTTGACAGAACCGGCTATTTACCTGTTTGTTCACGACGTTTCAAATCGTTTCCGGCCTGGTCTATGAAGTCTTCTAGCTTGTTAGCCCTGATTCGCCAAAGCTGGCCGACCTTGTAGCCCTCTAGATCGCCACGCTTCAACAATGACCTGACAGTGTCTTCGCAAACCTGCAACCGGCTCGCGACGTCAAGAACAGTCAGTTCATAGTCCCCCTTGACCATGTCATGCAACCCTTGATAAACCTGCGAAGCCAGGGTCAGGGTATTCTCCTCGATCGATATAGCCCTGGCGGTCACCGTTATACGCTTTCAGGGCTTCGAAATCTACCTGGCCGTCCGTGACCAGACCTAAGGCCTCAGCTTCAGTCCATGAAACTGATCTAACCGTGCCACGGCAGTTATAACCGTTCGGAGGGCTGATTTGGTATCTGTCAAACATCTCGACGGTGTTGACATAGCCGTCCATAGCTGCATGGTGCGGCCTAGAACGAGGGTCATCGATCTCGACGATCATCACCAAAGGTGCAACGCTTTTGACCTCTGGGGCACGCATCGTGCTCATATGTCCTTCGTTATAGGCGGTTTGCAGGTTAGTCCGATAAACGGTTTCCAACCTGGCAGCCGTCAAATCCTGAGCGCCCTCGAGCCAGGCCCGGTCGATGAAATCAGGCAAGGACATGCGTTCATCAGGCATGACGCCTCGAACAGCCTGTGCAATCAAATCCCTGAGATTGACTACGGTGGCCTGGTCAACGTCTGAAACCCAAAAAGCGGTCCCAAGAGCCTTAGAGATCGCGTTGGTCTGTGCGTCGAGCTTAGCGACGACCCCGATCCTCTCAGCAGCGGCGATTTCAGCAGCTTGCGCCCTGGCTATCTCTGCTATCTGGCTCACGTTCGACGCCAGCATGGGCACACGCTCGTCAAACAGCTTGATGGCCTCCTCGAACGGCTCAGTCCTGAACTCCTCAAAACCGACATCAAGCGGCCAATCTTTCGCATAGGCCACTTTGTCCGGCTCGAACTGGTCAGCCGCTATTTCAGCTTCTTCGAAGGTTTGGGCGATACCGACAAGTAGCGATAACATGATTGCCCTTGCTGTGACGACTTCGAACTCCTGCCAGGCGTTGGAAGGTGATGCTTCGATCGTCGATGCCACGGCCTCGATGTAAGCTGGCGCGCATTGTTGGAATGCTGCTGCGAGAAGGTCGTCAAACTCCTTATTTGCGTGTACGGATGCCATTAGCCTGGATGCATCTCTGTGTAGAGTTTCAAAAGCTCTTGCATTTTGTCGTTCAATCCAGGCGGTTGAAATGCTGGTGGGATTTGAAGAGCTAGCGTCATCCTTGCGTCATCAAGTACGTTTTGAACATCATCAGGAGATATTGAACCGTCTGGGTTTGCGTATTCGAACAAAGAACTGCCCAATGATTGTTGAAGTGTTTTTTTTCCGCCATAAACACCATATGGATCAAGATCATCTAACACTTCCCACACTGAAGTATCGACGCCATATTTTGGTCGTTCACTTTCCTGATTCTCGGGTTTGGCTTCACCAGGCCCAAGCAGATTTTTCAACTCTTGATATTTGGCATCGCGATCGCTCATCATCGAATCGAAGTTGTCTGGTTCGACCATTCCCATCTGGGTCGTATACTCTTCTTCCCAATCAGAGATTCGCTCAATGATGTCTTCAGAAACTTGTTGATTGCTCGCTTCTGCCATCAGTTCATTGAACTGATCAGTGTGTTTTTTTTGGGCTTCCTCTACTTTTGCGTCTAACTCTGCAAGAGGATAATCGCTTTCACCAGGCCCAAGCACTTCCTCGAGCTCGGCAGGAGTGAGGTCAGCCAGGTAGTCTTCTTCGGCCAGGGCTTCGGCTTCTTCGTCTTCCGCAGCAAGCGGGTCCTCAATCAGATCAAGCTCCTCTGCCTGCTTTTGCTCTCTTTCAGCAGCAGCGTCTTCGGCAGCAAGAGGATCTTCTCCGATCATGTCCTCAAGTTCGGTGATCATCTTTTCGAAATCACCGTCATGAAACATTTCTTCATATTTGGTGTAGTCGTCATCTGTCAACACGCCAGCTTCTTCAGCCATTTCAAGAAGATCGAACGCTTCTTGTGATACGTGCTTATCACCGCCACCCTGATCGCCAGCATCATCCTTGCCGTCGCCGTCGCCGCCACAGGTGTTCCCAGGCTGAAATCCCTTGTTGCCCTGGCTGCCGGCTCCACAGTCCGATGCGAACGTGCGCTTCTTGCCGTCTTTGGAATATGAAGTGCCTTCGTCATAATGTTTGTAAATGGCATCGTTGTAATTCTCAAACAACACATCAGGAAGATCGAAAATCAAATTATTGAAACGTCGGCCCAGTTTTCTTGAAACGAAATTCTGAGCGTCTTTGTATGAAGTTCCAGCGGAAATGAAATCGCCTTTTTCGAGATGATTGATCATATCCTGCAAAGAAGAATCGCCGTGTTTTTCGAACAACTCCGTAAATTCACCAATAACGCTATCGAAATCTTCAGACGTTATTTCATTTTTGATTGCTTCCTGCACCTCAGAAGGGTGTGAATCGTAATTCTCCTGCATGCCCGACAAGTTGCCTTTTTTGATTTGTTTGTGTACAGGTTCACCTACATAATCAGCTGTTTCCTGGGTGACTTTCTTGCTGCCACTTTTACCACTCGCACAATCATTGCCTGGCTCGAATCCGCCCTTACCGACTCCACAGTTGAAGTTGTACTTGTGCCGTGAATCCTTGTGGATTTGATGCTGATACTTAGCCGCCTCGGCCTTTGCGATTCGTGAAAAGCGTGCCATTATTCGTCGTCTTTCTTGTCAAGGTTTTCAGCGTGCCGCTCTGCCCATGCAGCGCCAGCGCCATCAGGATTAGAAGGATCTCCACCCCACAACATCCATGCGATCACCCCTGCTGACGGGTAATCTTCGTGGCCTCTTTTCGCAGCTGGTGCGTCAAGATCGACACGATGCCTCGAGAAGAATGAGTGCATCCTCTTGACCGTGTCAGCCGAAAGGTTGTCTCTGTTCTTGATGTTTGTCGCCCTGGCCACGCCTACCTCAGTGCCGCCACGACCGTGCTCTTTCCTCAGTTCGAGGCCACGTTCTGCCAAGTTAGCCATCTGTTCGGTCGGCTTGAAATCGTCTTTCTTCTGCATGTTCGATTTCAGTGCGTAGGTGTATTTCTGGAAATCCTGAGAAGGTTCAGAGCTGAACAGCGATGCAAGGGGATTCCCAGGCTCTTGAACCTGCATCTCCTGCTGCTGCTGGCTCGAAAGCACAGCTTCGCCCTCTTCAGGCTCAGTGAGGCCAAGGATCTCCCTGGCTTGCCTCTGTGACACTTCACCGCCCAGCTCGACGAACCCTCGAACCGCCTCCATGAACTCTCTCGGGTCGTTCTTCTCAAGCGAGAACCGGAAACGAGGCTTGTACTCAGTCTCGCCGAAGTTCATCTCGTGATAACGCCAGACCAGCTCTCGAGTGATGCTGTCTGCCAGGTTCAGAGCGTCACCCTGCACGATTCTTCGGAATGTCTCGGCGTGCTGGTCACCGACTGACGAACCAAGGCCGGTAGCCGTAGCTTCAGTCGTAGCCGTCTGGCCGATGATCAGTTCCTTGATTTGACCAGCGAGGTAGCCTTCGATCAGGTCTGCGAACGTCTTTGCGTGCCCTGAAGACGGCTCTTGCACGTCGATCGAATAGGCGTCTCGATTCTCCCCTGGCTGCCTGGGGATCACGACTGACACGTCGCCGACAAGGTTCTGCAAAACCTCTTCCATAACGTCCTTGGCAGCGTTATTGCCGTCAGGATACGTGCCAACCCTGATTCCCATGCCGTATCGCTCGATCCAGGTCATCCAGAACTGGAGAGCGGTCTGTTTCATCATCCAGTACCACCAGACGACGTCACGGAGGCCTCGTCCTGCATATGCGAATGCAGCTTCCTCAGGAACCTCATAGTCCGGCCCCTGGCGACCGTGTGTGTGCAGGATGACCAGCTTGCGCTCTTCGTCGTCCAGCATGTGAATCTGGCCGTATGGGCCGGTTTCTTTCTCGCCCTCGTACCGAAGCCCGACATATACGCTCAAATCGCCGTATTCGGTGAACGCCAGGGTGTCTGAGTGAATCGGGAACCAATCGCCAGGGACGACGTATCCGTCCTTCATGATCGGCGTCATCTGCACGGCTGCTGGGCCGTACCAAACGGCATCGAGCAGAGTAGAGAAGAACTCGAAGGGCTTCTGCAAGTTCGTCTTGATGATCTTCTCAAGCGTTGCAGCCTGCTCGACCTGGGTCGGATCATCCTCGTCCTCTGGCTTGATTTCCCAGTCGAGGAGCGCTACAGCCGATTGCCGCTGAAACAGAGGCCCCATGACATCCGGATCTCGACGCATCTGCCGTTGCAGCTTGCGGTCTTTCCTCAGTGCCATGTCCGATCGACGAAGCACCTTGGTGAAGTGAGAGACGTAGGAGCGTTGCAGCTCGACTACAGAGGCGAACGGTGGCTCGACTACTGCTCTCGGGTCTACAGGTGCGACAAGCTCGCCATCATCATTTCTGGCGAACTGGCCTTTGTTGTTGCGCGATTGATTCGGATTTGCCATGACAGGGAATATAACGCAACCTGTCTACGGTGTAATCCCGATTAGCGACCGTTTCATACGGTTTTCTTACCGTTTCGGCTTGAATCGCAACCGCAGCTCTGAGTAGACAGCTATCATCTACCTGGCGTGTGAACTTTACGTTCGCTGGGATAGAACACGCCACCCCTGCTTGGCACGTTGTCGGCGGGGGTTTTTTTCATCCGTAAATCTTGTCGAACCCTGGCTTCCTGTCGATCCTGTTGGGCTTAGGTGGCGGTTTGCTGATGCTTGCCATGTCCATCAAGTCAATGCAGGCGTCGACCGTATCGTCGTGACCAGCTACAGGGAATGAAGTCATCTCGTCAAAAAGGTCGTTGAAGGTCGATTTGTGGGTTTTTTTGCCCGCCTGGTCGTCAAGTGGCAAATGCAAGCGGCCAGACTCGACGTATGACTGCCTAGATGCTGCACGGGTCATTTTGTCGGTTGTACGCTTGGCTGGCATGATCGGGAACCGTGACATCTCGTTCATTTGCTGTACAAGCCCCTTCTGAGGCCCGTTAGCCTCTCCTACGGCCCTAACGACCCCATAGTGATTGCACAGGCCCAAAGCTCTCCTAGAGAACTCTGGGAACGTTGCACGGACTCTCAGCATGTCGACAAGGTAGAGGTGATTGTCGTGCGTCAGCCAGCCGATCAGGCAAACGCTGTAATCCGGGTCACCAGATGAGCGGCCATCGCTGAACGCGAAGTCAAAAGAGGCCACCATTTCACCCAAATCAGGGTACTTGCCCTCGTAATAGGCAGAAATGAACCAGTCACCTGAGAATACGACCGTCTCGGCACTGATCGGAGAGAGCTCGTAGGCACGACCATAGGCGATCGGGCCGACCTCCTCACGGATGCTCTCCATACGCTCAGGGCTGATCTCCTCCGGCCAGGGGGAATCAAACCCCTGTACAGGCACTCTGAGCAGCGAATCGTCCTGCTGGTGCTGGTGCCGCCAATCAGCTGTGATGTCGTCTACGTGATAACAGGTGCCGATCTTCCAGGTCTTAGGCTCCTTGCCACCCGTGAAATCACGCATCGGCAGCCAGTTGTTAGCCCAGAAGTCCTTGACCTGATTCCTGAGTGATGGCTGTTGAATCGAGTTTCTCAGGTCGCAAATATCGTCAGCGATCAGGATGTCCGCACGGCCACCAGCTCGACCGAAGATGCCCTTGGCTTCCATCGTGCTGTCACGCTGCCAGCTGTCGCATTTCACCTTGAAGTCTGTGTTGCCCCAAAAGTCCCTAACAGGTTCAATATGTGGGAATACAGCTTGGTATTTGGGCGATTCGATGATGTTCTTGATCAGAGCAGTGGTTTTTGATGCGTCACGGTCACTCTGCTGGATGTATTTGATGCGGATATTCGGGTTATTACCGATTTCCCACGCGCACCTGGCGACCATCTGCGAGGTCTTTCCGTGTCCCCTGGGGAGCTCGATATAGCAGTTAGAATGCTCTTCTAGATGCCCGTGAAGGCGTTTGTGCAGGTTTCCTTGCTGAAACCCCATGACGTAGATCGAGAACCAGCACGGTGAAATCCTGCAAAGCTCTAGAACCTGGCTCTCGTCAAGGAACTCATTCATCGTCTCGTAGGTCTTTCAAGAAGACTGGATTGCCCTGAGAGCCCAATTCAGTGAATATGAACTTCTCGAAATAAGCAAAAGCCTCTTCAGGAGACACTCCGTCACGCCAAACCATGATGTCTAGGATTTTCTGAGTCGAGTACACGGCAGCGTTTTTGTGCTCAATATCCATGCAAACGCCGACAAGTGCCTCTTCGAAGTCACCCAAAATGACAAGCTGTTGCTGATCGTATTCACCGAAGCTCATAACACATCACCCTTCCAAAGCTCGTCAGTGAGGATTTCCTGCGTACCCCAGGCCTCAGGTTCACCGTCGATCATCCACTCTCCCCTGGCGTACTGTTTGACATGAATCATCTCGTGTACAGCAGTCATCACGAAGTTGCGTAGTGACTGATTAGTACCAATAACGATCTGAAACGAGCGATTCTTGTCCCCTTTCGGCTTGCACCAGCCGCAGCAGTCGTCAAGCGCCCTCAGCCTAATGTCCAGCTCGAGAGTACGCAAGGTGTCAAGCTTCAGCCTCTTCAGGCACCACATAACCACCTTCTGGGCGTAATCCCGTTGATAGGATTTGCCGCCTTGTACGCTAACCTCTCTCATTGGGCCTAAATCCGCCAATCGTCAGTCTGTTCTGCGTATTGCTTCAGCCTGTCGATGTCTTCCTCTGAGAACAACGGTCCTCCGTCGTGCCCAGCTATCCGATCGGCAATCCGACCGTCGATACGTTCAAGAATGAGGTTGAAGAACTTGTAGTCGCCCTCCAGCGCCTTCCTGAGAGCCTGTGTGACAAGCCCCTGGACGATCTTATCGCCGTCCTCACCGTCAGCCAGCCTCCTGCGAAGCTCCGCCTCGATGCTCACAGAGCCCTTAGGACGACCGCCAGGGTTGCCCGATTGGCCCTTCTTGAACTGATATTGTTTCAGCCAGGGTCGATCGTTGCTTTTGCTGTTTTCCTGCTGTTCCTCAGGTATGTCCATCAGCGTTTCCTCCTTCTCGTCCCTCCAGACGCGAATGCTAATGCGAGCAAGGGTAATGCACCTGGTGCTGGGTGTGCAAGGCCAGACAGGCCGTCTACGCTTGACCTGATCTGATCGAAGCTGCTGATCCACTCGGAAATGGCGTCTACAGCCTCTTTGCCGAAAATGGCACCTACTCCTGCGATGATGATCGTCAGGATGAAAACCTTCTTGTCGAGGTTCTTGATCTTGCGTTCTTTGCTCTGGTTTCGCCGTTTGCAATCAGCCAGGTCAGATCGAAGCTTCTGAACCTCTTTCTCCTGGCAAACTGGGCAAGATTGGTCGGTTATTGGGTCATGTTGCTGCATGTTCCTGGGCAATCTGGGCTGGAGATAAACAAATCTTCTGATAGGGCATACGCTTCAGACGTATGTCCAATCCTCCAAAACCCTTCTTTTTGACCAGAGAGCAGTGATCAGGGTATCTAGACGCGAGCATGTTTGCAGCATCTAAATGTCTTTTTTCACGCAACTCAGCACCGTCTCCAGCTGTTCCGCCCTTGTTCGAGGTGTAATAAGCGGTTTTCACCGTCACAGCTTCATCTCGAATCACAGCACCGTCCGCCAGGTAGAGTTTGATAGACAGCTCGAAATCGTCTTTGTTGCCGCATTCAGGAAACAGACTGATATCCCTGCCACCGTCAGATATGAAGCCTTGGAATACTGCACAACAGAACCTCAATCCCATCGTGACGTGTTCCTTCATGAAAAAGGCGTTCTGCACCGGATAGACGCCCCACATCCGCGAATCGTTCTTTTCGGTGATTTCGAACATGGTTTCGACGTATTCGATCAGGTTCGTGACCTGGCTCAGCTGGTTCTCTCCTGATTTCTTCATCAGGGCAGCTATGTCATCGTCAACGTGAAGCACCCAGGTGCCAGCTGGAAAGTGGCTTCTATAGGCTCTAACAGCGTTATTTATGCCAGGGCCGCATTGCACGTAGTTATATCCGCAGCCAGGTAGAGCCTCTCGATATGCCTGTTCTTCACTGTCGTTAACCACAAAAAGCGTGATTTCCCCATCGGGAATACCAGCTTCGGCCAACATCGCCAGGGTCTTCTCTTTCAGCACGTCTGTGCGTTTATAAGTCTTGATGGCGACCTTGAAGTTCATGTCAGCGAGTTCCCGATACCGCCCATTGGGTTGTTGTGAGAGCGGTTTTTAGCTCGATCAACCTCTTCAGCAGCTGTTCCGCAGTGTTTCATCTTCTCTCGGTAATACAAGACCAGAGCCAGGCGTCTATATTGCCCTGGCGTACCCTTCAAAGGCGTATTTCCGTGCCATCGATGAACATTAGCGAACAAGATGCCCTGATTCCTCATGTCTACAGCTAGACGATACTCAGGAAAGCACGTGTAGCCGCCCTCGTAGACTCCGGCCTCCATTGCTGACATGACCCCACAACCCTCCTTGAGGTCCCCTGCGTCCTTGTGGACGGCTGTTTGCCAGTTGGCATTGACCGTCACAGTCGTGAATACAGAATCACCGATGACGAAGTCCTTGCTCGTCTCACGGGTCACCCTGGCTTGGTTCTCGTACAGGTCAGGCACTTCAGCTCGAAACACGGTCGATATGTGCTCGATGAGCGGAATAGCCGTTTGATACTTCGCCTGGTGCTTCACCGTGTAGCTGGTCTGCCGGCAATATGGCATTCTAGGCGATCGGTCGAAATAACCTACGATGCCTGACATGACGCTTGCAGCTCGGTTAGTGTTGCTGAGAGTGCCGTCTTGTTTGACAGCCTTCCATTTAGCGACCTTTTTGCCGTCTTTAGAGCTGATGTCTTCGTTGATACCAGCTGCGATGCCACGATTATCAGTCATACCAGCTGCATCATTCAGTGATTCATAACCTGCTCGAATCAGTTTGGCAGGAATAGCACCAGGGATGTACCTGGCTAACAAATCACCGTTTTCATCAAGAACAAGCGTGTCCTCGCGTATCACAGTGTCGTAGGAGTCGTCCGTCAACAGCTTTCCAGCCAGGTCGGAACACTCCTCATCCGTCATGTGCCTCTCAGCTTGAATCGTCTTCATGTCCTGCGATCCTCTTAAGGGCCATCAGCACCGTGTCAGTCGGGTTTTCGGTGCCAAGGGCATCAGATGCGTCCTTCAGTGCGTCTAGATATTGCTCAATGGTCTCAGTGTCGAAATACAGCTGCACCATCCTGACATGAGAGGGAGGAGCTTGCATTGCCTGCCCTGGCTGACTCGACAATGATTGCGTCTCGTCGTCGTGAGGCATGTTCAGCTCGAGAGTCTTGCTGACCCTGTTCACGAGTTTATTCAGATCATTGACGCTAAATCCAGTCGATTCGATGTCTTCCTGGGCTATTTCTTGAAGAGTCGCTGCAAGCTGGATTTCGTCCCAGTCAGCAAGTTCGGCAGTTCTGTTGTCTGCAATGGCGTAGCCAAGCTTCTCAGCCTCGCTCAAATCAGTCCTGACGGCCTGTATTTGCTTCCAGCCCAGCTCTCTTGCAGCAGCCAGGGTGCCATTCCCGGCGATGACGATATTGTCGTCGTCGATCACGATCGGCTTCTGCTGACCCCATCGGCTCAGTGATTCCTTGATCGCCTCGATGTTGTGATGTCCGTGTTCCCTGGCGTTCTTGCTGTCATGCTCAAGATCAGTGATTTTCAGGGTTTCGACCTTCATAGCCGCATTTTCACTCGCTTTCACCTTCGACATTGGTGATGTCCTCCACTTTCGCTCCGCCCTGTATGGCGATGACTGCGTACATTGATTTCGCGACCTGCTCCCAGATTTCTTTGTATGGCGGTTTCAGGTCTTCCCATTCTGTGTAATCAGAGTTATATCTCAGAAACAGGCCAGACGCCATAGCGATATACCCGGCCTTCGCACAAGCCGAAATCAAGGCTCGGGAAGGTCCGGGCAACATCGCTTCCTCGTGATTGACCCGTTTAGCGGTCATTTAGCCATCTTCGTCTTTCTTGCACTTGTTGCTGCAATCCTTACGCACCAGGCAGGTGAGCCATTTGACCCAGCCAAGCTCGCTCAGGCAGATGCCAGAAAGAAGACCGATAATAAGCCACAGAATCCAGTTCATTGGGATTTCTCCTTCTTGAGTTTCTTACGAGCCGCCTCGTAGGCGGGATCACTCGTTCTTCTGATCGCGACAGCTTCTCTCGGTGACATTTCATGCCCTCCATCGAGAGCCTTGATGTCTGCTGCTGCCGATCTCATAGTCGCTTTTGGTATGAATAGGCCTAAAGACCACATGGCCTTCTTGATGATCATGCCGATTCCGGTTTGCCAGAGAAGTATGATCACGCCGATGATGATTGCTGCGATAGCCAGATTGCCCAACATGCTTGCCCACCAAGGCGTCAAGTCTTCAACAAAATGCAAGTCATTCTGAATGCCTACGCTCGATGCAGCTATCTGGGCTTGATCTGACATGATTTGACCAGCCAGGTCGATTATGACCATCTGGCTCTCGACCACTGATTCATCAGATTGCACAGACGGCCTCGTCAATGAGGTTTCAGCTCGTTGTTGAATGACTTGAGCCGACTCGAAGCTGTTTGCTGACATAGCGTTTATTTGATGTGCAGCGCTGCCTATCGACTTTTTTGCCGAAGTGCAGCCAGCCAGGGCGATGGTCAAGATGAAGGTGGCATATCTCATATTTTGGTCACGAAGAACAATATAACACCTGCCAATAAACCAAAGACAGCCGCTATTTCTAGGACGGCTGCGACGCTCAAATCATTATCCGTATTCACAGTCATGTCTCCTTTTCCAATCCTTCGAGTTTCTCGACCTTCTTCTCAAGCTCTTTTATCTTCATTTCTGTAGCAGCTTTGTGACTTGCGACTTTCCACACCAGGGTCGATGTGAACGCAAGTCCAGCAAGAAAAAGGCCGAACGGAATCAAAGTTCCCTCAGATAGCACCGGTCCTCCTGTGTTCATC